GTATATAGCATTTCGATTCCTCCTTAAACCTGGACGATTAATTCAAAGGTGACACTTTCAATAGCCCCGGACTCTTGAGCCGTCATGCTTGCGCCATCCAGCAACCGAGCGGCTTTATCACCGGCAGAGATTGAGGATAGAGCAGGAAAGCTCGTGGAATATTCGGAAAGGTAATTCCGGGTGACTCCAAATGAACCGGCTTGTTTTGTGACCTGCTCCACTAGGCCAATGCCCTCATCGGTGAACGGCACTTTATTTACCGAGGACAAGAGGCCAAAGATATTCGCTTGGATGACACTCGATAGCCAATCGCGGCCATGGATTTGATCCACGTTCTTTCCGCTTCCGACCTTGCCATTCGAGGTCTGGTTAATACCGCCACGAGTCTCGAAGGTGACAGCGTATTTGTCCTTAGCATTCCCTCTTTGAGTAGGAGTCATGGACGAAACCGCGATCCCAATCAAGGTTTTGAGCGCGAAGGTATAAGAGCCTGGGTCTTTGGAAAGTACCCATCCCATGGCAGCAGCATCAATGAAATTGGTTGCGGCTGAGGCATGGTAAAGGCAAAGGGTCCGATCATAGGAAGATGCTTTGAGAATTGCGGGAAGGGTGGTCGTATCTGAGCCGGCAGCCACGTCAATGACATTGGCTTCGGCTGTGGCTGCGAATAGGAATCGCTTATTTGCAGATACCCAAGTGGCCCCGGATTGCATATCGGCAGAAGCCCGATCGCAAAGCACCAAGCCGTAAAAGTCCGTGTCTGACAAAAGGATTGCATCAAGGGCCGCGCTGATTGTCTCGGTAGCCGTTGGGGCAACCATTACAAGGTTAGAGCCTAGAAGTACGCTGAATGGGGTTCCAGAAACGTCAGCCGTAATAGTCAGGGTATTCGCCCCGCCATCCGATCCGGTTACCGGGGAAGCAGCAATGGCAGCGATGAGCCCATCCACAATTTCTTGTTCAATGGCTGTTCCATCCGAAGTGTATGTATAAGCCACTCCGTTAATGGTAACGCTATAAACGAAGTTGTTGGCCACCGTAATAGTCACGCTCACAGCGTTGGCATTTCTCCGGCCAATCTTCACCTTCAATGGGGCTGGCTCTTGACTGAAATAGGCCTGGGCTGCAAGGTAAGCAGCCTCGGTTGTCGCGAATCCGTCAGCAGCCATTTCCGAAACGGCACCATATTCACGGGTACGATCAACAAAATGGTTATGCGTTTGGAGGATTAAGCCTTTACCAAATCCCTGGGCCTGGACGCTGGCAGATTCCGTTGTGACTGTAACGCTTACAACGTCAGAAATTGGAGCGGTCATTGTAGACTCCTTTCAATTAAGGGACTGGTCCGACTTGCAAGACCTCGGTGTCTGAATTGCCACCCTGGTCTACTGATTCAATATCTAATTCTACTGTGGTAATATAACCCACTCCGGCCTCTGCGTCAGCACCTTCTCGCAGAGAATGCGTGCGAAGCCTTACGTCCACGTTTGCAACTTCTTTGTACTGAGAGCCATACAGGGAAGAAATATCGACTACGGGGCTCGATCCGATTGCACAAAGAGCACTTGCGATAAGGTTATCACCGGAAATCTCATCATCCAAGGTCGATCTTAAGTTTTCAACTATTTGTGCCGCTCCTGGGCCATAAGCTCGAATGCTAAAGGCAAGCTCTCGGGTTCCGAGCTTCTTCCGTCCATCGGTCCCGGTATCTACTGGGCCACTTATATCATCACCGATTTTCTGGATGAATGGAGAGCCACGGTTTATCGTGACTTGCTTTGGCCCTGGCTTCGGTGCGTTCTGTTCTGCCCAGACCGTAACCCATGGGCTTGGAATCTTGGATTTGACCCAAGCCATGAATGCATCTTCCAAAGCTGTGATATCGATTCCAGACACTAAGCGGCTCCGTCTGCGGTTTGTTCCATCAATGATACCACGGCTTTATAATGGGAGACAATACCATTTCCCCAATCTTCCACCGAAATCACCTCATACCATCGCTCGGTCCCGGTCCGGTCTTTAATCTTCACTCGATCCGCATTCTTCCCGGTTTTTTCATCTACAGTCTTAAGTGCGAAGTCGGTATAGAGTCGAAAGCTGGCATCGGCTTTACGTCCCTCTGGAAGGCTTTTCATTTCTCGGCTTGATAAAGGCTGTACGCTGGCCTCGAATGAAAGACCGGCTGTCATAGACTCTTGCCACCTGCCATTGGCATCATGGGCTCCGGTCGGTCTTATTCCGGTTAAAGCTCTTCGTCCAAGGCTCATGCTCTAGCCTCTTTGATAGTCTCTACGTTTCGGATGCTTTGGACTAATTGACCGGAATCAATGAGGGTAACGCTCGATCCCTTCCGATCTATTGTTGCTTGCTCGTTAGGAGGTGGGATATTGCTGTGGATCTTAGCTTGGATTTGGCCTGCATGATAAAGGCCCATTTGGAGCAAACTGGTTTCGACCGTCTTCCGGCCTTCAATTATGGCTTGAGCCTCGGCATTGGACAAAGCAGCTAGACTATCCTTATTCTCTTCAAATGTGCTTCGGATAAACGAACGCTCTGGGATGGTATCGGTTCCAAACTCATTGGCTGCGGCCACCGTCACTAAGTCGGTTACTCCATCGGATTCTTTGCTACCGGCTTGAACCCCAACCTTTGTGAAGCTGCCCTTCATTTGCCTTAAGCGCACTCGCATGCTGGCATAACCAAGGTCTTTTGATTGGATTTTGGCTGGCATTAGAATGCCCCATATCGCCTATTAATAAATGATACCGTGGTCTTTTTGCCTAAGCCTTGAAGCTCTAGGCCCCATAGGGTAGAGGATAAATCAGAAAGGGTTTCGGTAGGGGAAGCATACGACCTGGATAAATCGCCTTCGGACTCTGAGGAAATAGCACCGGCAGCAGCCGACTTGCCTCGTTCGTGAAGGGCTAACCAATGGAGAGTTAAAAGGGCAACTGCATTGGGCCTAAGATCCCCGTATGCGTCTGCCCCTATTTCTGTCTCGGCTATTTCAATCAGACTCGTAATTCTCGCGCTCTCTTGATAGCAAGGAGCACGAGCAAGCAGAATCTGAATAGGAGTCATAAGGCTTTCGGGTTAGACTCCCGACTCGTCCTTAACCGGTGCGGCTTTTAAAGCTGCTTTTGCAAGGGCCTCAATACGGGCTTCTGCCTCTTCCTTGACTTCTGGACGAGGGTCATTCACAGCGATATGCTGAATCTGATCCACTACGCTCAGGGTACGAACCATTTTGATTGCATTGGCCAAGGCCAGATTCGATACGGCTGTTTCCTGCATGGCGTTAGCCGTAGGAACTTCCGGGCCTGCGGCTTTGAAACTTTCCTTGACCTTTGCGGCCATCTTTTCGTCTGCGGGTGGGACTACGACAATGACCTTACCAGCATGCGGTCCAGTCTTGACATTAATCATGTCCAGGAAAAACTTATTTTGCATAAGCTCGCGACCCTTATCATCTGGGATGGCATTACGCCCTGGGATAATATTTGCCTCGGGATACATTTGAGCGCATTCCATCTTGCTGTCTACGATCATAAGGGACTCCAGGTTTGTAAGTGGGCAGGGAAAAAGGAAGGGGGCCGAAGCCCCCACTCAGTTAGATTCCGTCAGTAACTTGAACTGACAGAGGGTAAGGGATAATGATACCGGCAGTTCGCGCATGGCACAGAATCGTCCAGTTCATACCGTTCGCTTCGGGAGGCATTTGCTCGAAAGACAAAGGCATCGAGAAGAACAGCTTCATCGGGTCACGACGATAGGTAATCATTACCTGGGTCGTGGCCGTTGCGCCAGTGCGAGGGTTGGTGGGAAGGTCAGCCAATTCGGCAACCCGTTCAAACAACACGCCAGGGTTTCCAGCCTTGAGGATATCAAGAAGGAAAGTTGGTACCGTAGTGCTGTAAGGGGTCGTGGCGAGTTTGGCATACTTCGCATTGGACAAAAGAACCGTGTCCACCATTTCCACGCCCTTGGTCAATGTGTTCGGGCCTTGAATGGCGTTGTTCACATCGGCAAGAATTTGGTCATTGGTAGCAGCAGCCCAGTTACCAGTCGTAGCAGCAGCCTTAGTAACATTGGGGTGATAGACTAGGCCCTTCAAGCCCGAAGCGGCTTCACCGAACCAAGCAAGTTTATTCAACTTCTGGGTCATGGCATCACGAGCAGCACGAGCGCGCATTGCATCCAAAGGAATTCCAGCCATATCGGCAGTGCGGATTTCTTGGACGTTGTAGACGTAGGAGTTACCAACCGACTTAACCGCTTGGCTGAATTCCAAGCCGGTTACTTCGACATTGGGGAAGTCAGTCGCATAGTTGTTGACAACCATAGCGATACCCTTGGAGTCGAACTGGCGATACGTGATCGTGTTCGCGCCTGGGCCGCCCTCTCCCGAGATCGGGATAAGCTGCAAGGCTTTGTACATCGGGTACTGAACGTCATAGGTCTGAGCCATAATATGCTCGGCCATGCGTAAGAACATTGGGGTTTCACTAGCGTCGAGGCGACCGGTCTTGTGTTTCATCTTGAACTCCTATGCATGGCCCAAAGGCCGGTTAACGATCAGACGGGAACGCCCTTAATTAGGGAAGATTCATTTCAACTTGTGCCAGTCCAAGACCAGCCGTAGGCCAAGCACCCTTGAACTTCAATCCGGTTAGAGCAAAGTTCGGGGCCGTGGTCACGTCCGTCAACTTGCCTTCATTGCCGGAGGTCATGTCTACATAGGCATCGGCTCCATCGGCAACATCGGAAGTAATCGGAACCCAAATCTTACCACGGCGAACAACCGGGACTGCATCATATCGGTCATAGCCAGCCAAGCCATCGGAAGTGCGGGGCTGTTGAACACCATAACGCAAGATGCCTGCAAAGCGGGAAATTGTGTCGCTCGTTCCATGGGAGAAAGTGACGGTTGCTTGAGAAGCACCGGCAGTCACCACGAAGGTTGCAAACAATACGTTTGCATCGGTCACGGTGAAAGTGATGATTCGATTCGATCCACTCAAGGCGAAAGTGGCAACAATGCCCTGAGCCAAGAGAGCAGCCACAATATCATTTGCATGTGCGGTGATAGTGGTCAAATGGTCGGTTGCGAAAGTACGGGGGGAAAGAGCCACGCCATTCACGAACCCGTTCACCACGTTAGAGGTAACGAGATCCGCGGAGTACGTAATCACCGGAGCATTGCGCTTGGGGTTACGAACACCACGAGGATTGGCAGAAGAGGTAGACTTGAAGGCCGCAAAGCCGAAGTCCAGCTTTTCAATTGCCAAGGCACTCTCAACCGCTTTAGCGTCGAAAGTCGCATCCACTGGCATACCGGCAATGGCCTGATTCATATCCATGTTATAACTGAGTTGCATTGTGGACTCCTTGGCTTAAAAAGTTTCTGGCTTAGGTCTTACTAGACTAGCGGACGGCTTAGAC